AGGATAAAACACACCCCAAGTCGTAATCGCACTGTAATCCGCCCGCGTATTCTTGGAAAACGCCGTGTCATAGCTCTGAATTACATACTGCAACTGCGGAATCTGTTGCTTGTCCCACGTTTTCCACCACTCCCGCTTGATAATCGCGTTTTCGTCGCCGGTGGGGTTTTGTTGATACTGAGCATTCCACTTCGGCAAAGGAATCGAAGCCTTAACCGCCTGCATCTCCTCAAAAGACCAAAACTCAGGCCACAAAGGATTGCCCGAAGGCATCTCCATCGGGAACTCAATGACCTCCCAACTGTCCGCCAACGCATCCCGACCCTGCGCGCGGATCAATTGACCCGTCAAATCCTTCTCCGACCACCGCGTCATCACCACAATGATGGCCCCGCCCGGTTGCAAACGCTGTCGAGGACCACCCGTGTACCAATCCCACGCGTCATCAAAGCCATTCAACGACATTGCCGTCTGCTCAGAGTGCGGATCGTCAATAATGATCAAATCACCACCACGTCCCGCCAAATTTGAGCCAACACCCACCCCGTAATACATTCCTCCACGGGCCGTGTCCCACCGCCCAGAGGCCTTTGAGTCCGCCGACAGGGCGGCGTCGGGGAATATCTCAAGATAATCCTCGCGTTCCAGAAGGTTTTTGACCTTTCGACCAAAGTTAACCGCCAGTTCAGTGGTGTGAGTCGCCTGAATAATCTTCATCGCAGGCTTTTTCCCGATCATCCAAGCAGGAAACAGGAAGCTCGCGAACTCAGACTTGGTGTGTCGAGGGGGCATGTTGATAATCAAACGCTTCAATTCGCCCTTGGCTACCCGTTCAAGCTTCTCGGCCATGATTCGATGGTGCCTACCGGCAATGAACTCGGGCCACATCGAACGAACAAAGCTCAAGAAGTTCCCCTGACACGCTTCGACTTGCTCAATCTGCGCCAAACGGTACTCAAGCTTCAGAATTTTCTCTTCGGCTTCCTCATCTGAAATGCGCTCAACTGACATATAGGACGCTCTTCTAATTACAGAAAACTATTAAAGCATATAAGACACCGTAGGTTTGAAATTTTTTTATAATTTTTTGGGCCTCGGGACTCCTAAGTGTTACTTTTCGTATCACGGTAACACAAAGTGTTACCTTTCTTCCCACTTACGTGTTTTTTCAAACTCGTATCGTTTTATCTCAGTACTGTTTGTGAAAAACATGCACCTTGATGCCGCTCGCCGAGCCGCGCCGCCGCCGCGCGATCCGCGCGCCACGGGCCGCGCTGAACGCCAGCAATGACGCGGTCCGCGACTGGGTCCCACGGGTCCCACGGTCAACTGACGATAACGTACATTTAAGGAAGTGAGCGACGCCACGCGGCCCGCCGTGCTGGGCGCAGGACCGGCGGCCCACGGTGCGCGGCCCACGGTGCGCGGTACGTTCGGCAGGGCGCACGGGGCGCGGACCCCGCGCCACATGTTACGGATCGGTTACGGCGGAAGGCTGAGAAATTACTTGAAGGGCTAGCCCGCACGGTTGTGCCGATTCGTATGCTGCCTGGCGCATACAACTTTTGGCGCTAGCGATGGGCACAAAAAAGCCCGCACGGGGCGGGCTATCGGTGCCAGTGTGGCGGGCGCTAATCGACCCAAACCAAAACGCGCGGCTTAAATTCGCGGCCATCGCTGGCGGACCATTCGGTACTACACCAAAAGGTTGCGGGGCCGAACTGATCGGCGCGGTTGTAATGCTCCCGTATATACCAGTGAGCGGCATCCGGCTTACGTTTGAACCATTCGCCTTCGCGGAGTTTTCTCAACTCGACTTGTCTCATGATTTCACCTCGGCCAAAACAGTTTCGGGGGCGCAGGTGGCGCGGTTAAAATCAACCCCCATTGCGCCTTGTAGCGTTTCGTCAAAGCTTCCGAATTCTTCCGCCAATTGGAGGAAGGCGGGATAATGGCGCGCCAGCAATTCGCGGTTGCCATGGTCCAGCGCGCATACGGCGGAGTGGATACTGTCGGCGGCATGAGCCAAAGCCCATACGCGCGTATCAGCAACGCCAATCGATTTCAAATGGTTTCTAAATTCGCACATATCTAATTCCCAAAGTGTCGCGGCATCATTACCGCACCGGCAGGGTATCGCATACGCGGCTAAAAAAAAACCCCGCCGTGGCGGGGTCGGGTTTTGAACGCGTCACGCGCTCCCGATCAAATCGGGGTTATCCACTACAAACCCGCCACGATCATGACGGGCGCTACCCTTCGCAGTTAACCCAACAATGCAACCGGTGCCCACGGTAGCGTTTAGATAATCGGACCGGTCACCGTCGATCACGCGCCGCCCCAGAAACTTAGCAGGCAAGCCGCCGCGAAATACGACCGCAACCGGTAAGCCGGTCGCTAATGCTTTTTCATTTTGGCGACGGTACTGGGGCCGCCCGCTATAGCTGAAAATCAACCGGTAATTGTCGGGGGTTTTGCAAAGCCGATCCGCGCGCTTTGTATAGTCCAGCATAAAGAGATTGGGATGCGCTTGCGGTATGCCGAGCATTTCCCAACGGAAATCGGACAGAACATTAAGCCGGACAACGCCCAGCCGCCCCTCGCGCTCGCAAAGCTTTCCGAAGTTGGATAGCTCGCGGTGGAGTTGATCGAGGAAAGCCGCGCGATCATCGCGAAAGAATGCCGCCTTGCGCTGGCGCGCTTCCCGCACGTTATCAAACCGCCCGCGCCCTTGCTCGGCGAGGCAAGTTTCCATACATCCCGCCGCCTTCGATCCGGGGCACAATTCCGCGTCAGGGTAAAGCGATAAGCCCGCGTAACGAAATGAGCCGAACACGTTCCCGAGTTCCGCCGTTTTTTTTAGTTTGGGGTTTGCTCCCCGCGTGTCGAGTAATTGCATTTTTGTTTCTCCCAAAGTGTCGCCGCCCATCGCGGCCCGCTTAGGGTATCGCATACGCTAGGCAAAAAAAAGCCCCGCCGAAGCGGGGCACACTTTGGGGAGTGTAGGTTATGCGGCCATCGCCACGCGTTGCCAATCGGAACGGGGCAGGTCCAGTACGCGCCCGCCCAGCTTTTGCCAATCGTCAACGCTGTCCGCGTCGGCTTGGTGCGCTACCGCTGTCACCGCGTTCACCATGGTGGCGCGGGTTACCGGCTGACCGGCATAGCCCGACTGCCCGATAGTGGCGAGCAAGCCATCCATCAAACTAGCGGTATCCTTTTTGGTCAGCGCCAGCACTTTGCCCATGGCTTCGACTGCTGACTGCGGCGAACCTTCGACTTTGTCTTGATGCGCTGTTTTCATTTTTTCCAGCACTTCCTCGAATGACTCGCGGCTAGCGTAGGCCTTAGTCACATCCCGCATTTGAAGCGCCAGCGCGTGATTATCCGCATCTTTCGCTTCGTCGGTCAGTAAGCCCCACGTATCAGCATCGCCGCGCGCCCCAGTAATGTGCGACTTGCGGGTACGCTTTTCGGTCTGCATTCCGTTTAGGCAGGCCAGCGTCCAGAACATTTGGTAAACATTAACGCTACCGCAACCGACCTCGCTGTTACTCATGCCAATGCCGAGCGCCATAATGTCGCCAACCGCCGCGCCCTCGCCAGTAATGACCGCTGATTTCAAGCGAAGGTACAGCCGCTTATCGGTCACCGTCCCATTTACTACTTGCCACTGGGCATCGCTTTCCAACAGTTCAGGCAATGCGGAGTTGAGCAAGTGAACATTGTCGAAGGTTTTGAACTTGTCTGAAACAAAGGCGCGAGCAGTCCCTGCGCGGTCAGAATGTTGGAACGAACGGATCATCCGAACCGCCGGTTCTTTCTGCCAGATGGCATTAATCAGTCCATCGAATTCAGCAGAGTAATCCTGCTGAAGGCGGCGGGCAGTCCGGACATCGATACCGGCCCGCTGGCTGATCTGATCAAACGCCACATCATTAGCGGAGAGAATCTGAGTCGGTGCCCCGCCAGACTGCTCCATAATGATTTGGCTGACCTTACTGCCATCGCCCCGATCACCGGTCATGAGTTGAAGCTGATTAGTCGGTGCCAGAAAGTCCTGCGATCTAGCGGCTTGGTCCTGCACCTGCTGAAGCAAACGGGTCAGGGTGTTGTCTGAATTTTCAATCGTGTGTTGCATGGTTACTTCTCCCAAAGTACGCGGCGACATTGCCGCAACCGAACTATCGCATACGCCGCCCCGCCCTGCAATGCTCTTTTTAAAATTTCTTTGGGCACAAAAAACCCCGCCGAAGCGGGGTTGGTTTTTACCAGCCGAAACTGACACCGCAAGTTTCTAAAACACTGTAATCATCAAGCGATAAACCAGCGGCCCGTAAAGCATCTAACCCATCTTGTTTAGTCTTAAACGGGGTATCGCCGCCTTGCTTGAAATGCTCTTTAAGCTTGGCGTACAAGGCCTTCCGCTCTTGACGATCAATTCGTACCCCCGTTTCATAATTGCCCCCACGATAAGAGTTAGGGCGGATGGTGTAGTACGTATCAGAGTGATAGATGTTAGTCATTGCTTTTCTCCCAAAGTGAAAATGAAGTTTTTGAGAAGGTGCCATCCGATAGCGGACTCGCGTCTCGGTGCTAGGCCAGCGTTGTTAAAGAACATCGAAGTCGCTTGGACTTGATGAACACATTATCGCATATCGATTTTTGTCAACTCGACAAAACCGCCGAAATCGAACACCGCCTCTAATAACGGCGCGGGTTTGCGGCCCGATAAAAAAAAGCTTGACACTATAAACGTAGTCTCAAACGCCCACAAAAAAGCCGCCCG